TTTAATGAAATGGTGAACAACAGCGAACAAACTTTTGATCTTGCTAACGGTCTTGGCATACTTAAAAGAGCCACTAAGATTAATCCTGACTTACTCAAAGGATATGCAATTGACCCATACGCTAAAGGAGCAAGAAGTGATGTTACTAAGTTCCCTATAAGATCTAACTTCTTGAGGGCAGTTACAGAAGGTAAGGATGGTATGTACCTGGATTCAGCTACTAAAAGGCTTGGAAAAGAGGGGGGTAGTCAATATGACATATTGCAAACTACCTACAAAGAAGCTGAAAATGAAATAGCAAAAATTATCAAAGAGTTAGGTGAAGATCCCAAAAAATACGTTAGAAAGTTTGATGATGTAGACGCTGATCTTGATGGCACCTACGTTAAGATTGATGACCAAATAAGAGATTTAGTGAAGGACAAAGGCGTAGACGCATTTAAAGATGGTGGTCCTGTTAGTATAGAAAATATGTTAGCTAACTTATGAATCTAGCTCACCTTTCCGATCAAGAGATCAAAGAAACCTTAGTTCTGAAAGAACGTCTAGAACTACTTAAAAAACAAAGTGGTTGCCAAGAAACATTCTTAGACTTTATCAATCATATGTGGCCCGAGTTTATTTGTGGTCGTCATCATAAAATATTTGCACAAAAGCTAGAGGACGTTGCTAATGGTAAGTGCAACAGGCTTATCATCAATATGCCGCCAAGACATACGAAGTCTGAGTTCTGTTCTACTTACTTCCCTGCTTGGATTATGGGTAAACAGCCAAAACGTAAGATTATGCAAACAACGCATACCGGAGAGCTGGCTGTACGATTTGGTCGTAAGGTTCGTAACATGATGGATACGGACGAATACAGGCAGATATTTCCAAAGGTTAATTTACAGGCAGACTCTAAATCAGCTGGTCGTTGGGAAACTGACAAAGGTGGCGAATACTTTGCCGCAGGTGTCGGAGGAGCGATTACGGGTCGTGGTGCGGATCTATTGATTATTGACGATCCTCATTCAGAGCAAGATGCTCTTAGCCCTACTGCTATGGAGGCATGTTGGGAATGGTACACCTCTGGACCTAGACAACGTTTGCAACCAGGTGGAGCTATCATACTGGTTATGACTCGTTGGAGTTCTATAGATCTAACCGCAAAGTTATTAGACTCTCAGAAAGAACTATCGGCTGACCAATGGGAAGTAGTAGAGTTTCCTGCCATATTCCCAGAAACAAATAACGCTTTGTGGCCTGAGTTCTGGTCTATGGAAGAACTAGAAAAGGTAAAAGCATCTTTGCCGGTACAGAAGTGGAATGCACAATGGATGCAAACCCCTACATCTGAAGAAGGATCTATAGTCAAAAGAGAATGGTGGAAAACTTGGGAAAGTGAAGTTTTACCGCCAGTTAGTTATATCATTCAAAGTTATGATACTGCGTTTAGTAAAAAAGAAAATGCAGACTACTCTGCTATATCAACGTGGGGTGTATTTAGACCTACACCTGATTCACCTGATTGCATAATACTGTTGGATGCACAAAAGGATCGTTGGGACTTCCCAGAGTTAAAACGTGTGGCATACGAAGAATACCAGTACTGGGAACCTGATATGGTTTTGATAGAAGCCAAAGCATCTGGAACACCTTTGACACATGAACTTAGAAGATTGGGTATACCTGTAGTTAATTACTCTCCGACCAGGGGACATGATAAATCTACAAGGATGCATTCGGTTGCACCTATCTTTGAGTCTGGTTTGGTATATGCACCTGAAAGAAAGTTCGCAGATGAAATGATAGAGGAGTGTGCATCTTTTCCTTTTGGCAAAAATGATGACCTATGTGATACTATGACGCAAGCTCTAATGAGATTTAGGGAGGGTGGTTTAGTTTCCCTTGATGATGATTACTCAGATGGAGAGAAAGCACCAGTAAGGAGAGTATACTACTAGGATTATGGCGATAGAAAAAGATATAAACCCAACAGTACTTAACGAACAGAATCAAGTACCGCTTGGTCAAGAAGACATGAGTGTTGCTATAGAAGCAATAAAAGACAGGGGTACTGAAGGATTCCAAATACAAGAAGACGGTAGTGCCATTCTTGAATCTACTATGGTTGAAGAAATAGATACAGATTTTGATAGCAACCTAGCTGAAGTTTTAGATCCTCAAGATTTAAGGAATATTGCTAACGAACTAATTGCTGGTATAGAAAAAGATAAAGCTTCAAGAGAAGATTGGGAAAAAACATATAAAGACGGTTTAGAGTATCTAGGTATGCGCTTTGATGAAGAAAGATCAGAGCCTTTTGCTGGTGCTAGTGGTGTGATCCACCCCTTGTTAGGAGAAGCTGTTACAACCTTCCAAGCACAAGCTTATAAAGAATTATTACCGGCAGGTGGTCCTGTAAAAACACAAGTTATAGGTGCATACGATTCATTAGCTGAAGAACAAGCTCAAAGAGTAAAAGAGTTTATGAACTATCAAATTACTCATGTTATGGAGGAGTTTGATGAAGAATTAGATCAAATGCTTTTTTATCTGCCTTTGGCAGGATCTGCATTCAAAAAGGTTTATTATGATGAAGGTCTTGGTAGGGCCGTATCAAAGTTTGTAGCACCCGAAGATCTTATAGTTCCCTATTACACTACCGATCTTGAAACATGCAACAGAATTACAAATGTTATTAAGATCTCAGAAAATGAAGTTAGAAAGCTTCAGTCTGTAGGATTTTACAAAAAGGTAGATATAAGTAGTGGTGATAGTGCTGATGAATATAGCGGCGTAAAAGAAGAAATAGACAAGCTATCTGGTATGGAGCCTTCATATGATGATGGCGAAGTATCTTTACTGTACGAAGTACATTGTAATCTAGAGCTAGACGGTTTTGAGGATCTAGACGATGAAGGTCAACCAACAGGTGTAAAATTACCGTATATAGTTACTATTGATGCTAATTCAAACGATATACTTTCTGTTAGAAGAAACTACAAAGAAGATGATCCTCTTAAAAATAAAATAGAGTATTTTGTTCACTTTAAGTTTTTGCCTGGTCTAGGTTTCTATGGCTTTGGTCTAACTCACATGATTGGCGGTTTATCCAAAGCATCAACTTCAATAATGCGTCAGCTGATTGATGCAGGAACTTTAGCTAACTTGCCTGCTGGTTTTAAAACTAGAGGTATAAGAATTAGGGATGAAGATACTCCCATACAGCCAGGTGAGTTCAGAGATGTAGACGCTCCAGGTGGATCTCTACGTGATTCAATACAACCGTTACCTTTCAAAGAGCCTAGTGGCACCTTACTGCAACTGTTGAATATATTGGTGAACTCAGGACAAAAGTTTGCATCTATTGCTGAAATAAATACAGGGCAAGGTAATCCAAACGCACCTGTAGGTACAACATTAGCATTACTAGAAAGATCTACTAAGGTATTGTCTGCAATACATAAGCGTTTACATAACTCACAAAAGAAAGAATTTAAAATACTGTCTAATGTTTTCCAAGAGTATCTACCGCAAGAATATCCATACGCTGTGGCAAACAACGAAACAACTATCAAACTATCTGACTTTGATGAAAGGGTAGACATATTCCCTATATCCAATCCTGACATATTTAGTCAATCTCAAAGGATTGCTATGGCACAAGAGATGATGCAGTTGGTTCAATCTAATCCTCAAGTACATGGACCTAACGGTACATATGAAGCTTACAAAAGAATGTATGCGGCTATAGGTGTTGATAACGTAGAGCAAATACTTACACCTCCACCTCCTACAGATCCTCTACCTTTAGAGGCTGGGTTTGAAAATAATCAATTGTTACTAGGTCAACAAGCTCAAGCATTCCCACAACAAAATCATGATGCACATATTGCAATACACATGTCTTTGTTGAATACACCTCCGGTGCAAATGAATGCTCAAGTACAAGCCTTGATTCATTCACATATCATGCAACATCTACAGATGAAGGCTGATATTCTTGGTGAGCAACAAATGCCACCAGAAGTTATGCAACAGTTCCAACAATTACAACAACAAGCTCAACAGGCATCTCCACAAGAGGCACAAAATTTATCCTTGCAGGCAGGAGATCTATTAGCACAGTTCTCATCACCTATACTTGCTGAATTGTTAGTTGAATATAATCAAAAGGTTTCAGCACCACAGGATGAAGATCCATTAGTAGCTATCAGAAAACAAGAACTTGCGTTGAAAGGTCAAGAGCTATCTATAGAACAACAACAGTTCTTAGCAGCTGAACAAAGAAAAGCTCAAGAAGCTCAACAAAGGATTAACGTTGATAGAGAAAGGATAGATACTCAAGAAGATATTGCAGAGCTAAGAGATGATACGGCTAGGGCTAGGTTGGAACAACAAAGAGCCTTCAAGCTTATGGAACAAGCTAACAAACAACAGTAGTGCCTAAGACTTTTGACGTTCAAAGAATACAGGGTGTTAAGAAAAAAACATCTATAGGCAACAGCGCGTTGAGCAGAGGTGCAGGTACCAACAAAAGAAAAACCAAAAAAAAGTACCGAGGACAAGGTAAATAAAAACTTGCAAATAATTTATTTGTCCTTAATAATTGCTGACATGATTAAAAGAACTGATATTAACCAACAAAAAACTCCTACTGTAATGAAGAATAAAAATCCTTACAGTAACAAAGGTTCTGTTTCTCTTAAAACAGACGCAGGTACTTTTGATGCCAATACAACACCTAAACCTGGAATGGGTAAAGGTAAAGCACGAGGAATGGGTGCTGCTGAATTTGGCGGTAAGTTTTCTGGTGTTTATTAGGTGTCAGTAGTTTGGATAAGCCAAAAGTTTCTAAAAGAGATTGAGGCCCAAAAGGAAAGCGTAAAAGACACAATCTTGGCTGGCACCAAAGATTTTGCGCAATATCAGTATCTGTGTGGACGCTACAGTTCTCTGGTTGACACAGAAAATACATATAGAGAACTGCTAGGAAAAATACAAGAAGATGTCGAAGATACACGTACCTGAACATGTTGCCAAGGCAATAGAAGAAGAGAACGCACAAGAACCAGAAACTCCAGAAACAGAAGAAACTCAACAAGAAGAAATACTACCCTACGTAGAACAGTCGGCTAGAGTTTTAGATCCAACCCTTTTAGACAAATCAATTTTAGAGAGAATGCCTCAACCTACAGGTTGGAGGATACTTATTCTTCCTTACAAAGGAAAAGCAGTAACTGATGGTGGAATACACCTAGTACAATCACAAGTTGATAGAGAATCTCTAGCAACTGTTGTGGGGTACGTAGTTAAAATGGGTCCTGATTGCTATAAAGACTCCAGTAAATTTACTGAGGCTTGGTGTCAGGAGAAACAATGGGTATTGATCGGTAGATATGCTGGCGCTCGTTTCAAACTCGGAGATGAATCTGAATGCAGAATCATTAATGATGATGAAGTTATCGCTACCATATTAGATCCCGATGATATTCTTGCAGTATAAGGAGTAAAAATGAATGAAGAAGCAAAGCAAGAAGAGCTAGTAGAAGAGGGAGAGGTTGTAGAAGTAGATCTTCCTGAAGAAAAACCTAGCGGTAAGATAGCTGATCTTGCTACACCAGAGGAAACTGACGAACAAGCTGAAAAAGCTATTGAGGATGTTTCGGAGGAACCACAACAAAAGTCTGAAGATGAATTAGAAGACTATTCTGAAAAGGTTAAGAAAAGGATTGGCAATCTTACTCGTAAGTTAAGAGAAGCCGAAAGAGGTCAAGAATCTGCTTATGAGTATGCAAAAAGAATTGCAGAAGAAAACCAGGCTCTAAAAAGTAGATCTACATCTTTAGATAAATCTTATCTTAATGAAGCAGAAAGCAGACTTAAATCACAAAAGGCTCAAGCACTAGCGGCTTTAAAAAATGCACATGAAGTTGCAGATTATGACAAGGTTGCAAAAGCTCAAGAGGTTCTTGCAAAGATAGCCGTAGAAGAGAATAAAGTATCTGAATCTAAAGTTGTAATTCAACAACAAGAAGATCTGCAAACTGATTATCAAAATTACTATCCTAATCAGGCCCTTCAAAATCAAACCCAACAAGCTACTGTTCCAGAGTTAGTTGGAAGAGACAAGGAGTGGGTTGAAAACAACGAATGGTTTGGTCAGGATGAAGTAATGACTATGGGTGCTATGGCAATCAACAAACAATTAGAAAATGAAGGGTTTGACCTTGGTTCAGAAGAGTACTATAGTGAGGTAGATAAGAGAATTCGTGAAGAATTCCCGCAGAAGTTTAATGAATCTTCTGTTAAATCTAAGCCTCAACAAAAAGTGGCTTCAGCGGGAAGGGTAGCTGGTAATACCAGTTCCAATAAAAGACAAGTTAAATTGTCTCCCTCAGAAGTACAAATGGCTAAAAGATTAAACGTACCCTTAGATGAGTACGCTAAATATGTTAAAAGGTAAAACTATGACAGAAGATAAAAAAGATATAAACAGAACACCACGTTCTGCCGACACTCGAGCTAAAAAAGTTGCTCGCAAACCATGGAGTCCACCATCAATGTTGGATACTCCTCCTGCCCCTGAAGGTTATACTTACAGGTGGATTAGAGCCGAAATTGCAGGCGGTGAAGATAGAAAAAATGTAACATCAAGGCTAAGAGAAGGTTTCGATCTTGTCAGAGCCGATGAGTTAGATGGATTTGAACTTCCCACCCTAGATGACGGTAAACATGCAGGAGTTGTATCAGTTGGCGGTTTGCTGCTGGCTAAGATTCCTAATGAAACGCGCGAAGAAAGAAACTCCTACTTTGAAGGTCGTGCGCAAACACAGCAAGTTGCTGTAGATAATGATCTTTTAAAGGAATCAGATCCAAACTCTCCAATTTTGACCCCGGAGAGATCAAGCAAAGTAACTTTTGGAGGTGGTCAGCGAAGTTGATCATCATTTTTTAATTTTAAATAATATAGGTAACTTATTATGGCTAATAAAGATGCCCCATTTGGAGCAAGATTAGTAGGCAAATTAGGTTCTGGTGTAACCTCTAACGGTTTAACAGAATATAAAATTGCCTCTGGTGCTTCAGGGAATATTTTTTCAGGTGATTTAGTAAAAATGACCAATGCAGGTACTATACTTGTAGCTGCTGCCGGTGATGAGTCCATAGGTGTATTTAGAGGATGTCAATTTACCGATTCAAACGGTGATGTTGTATTCAAATCTTATTTCCCTGATGGAACTGTATCATCTGATATTGTAGCTTTCGTAGTAGATGACCCTAATGCTGTATTTGAAATTCAGAGTGCCGGTTCTCCAGCGCAGACTGATGTAGGCTTAAATGCAGATATTTCTTACACCGCAGGATCTACCAAAACTGGTATGTCCGCAGTAGAACTATCTGGAACAACAGCCGCAACAACTGCGACTTTTAGGATTATGGGCTTTTCTTCTGATCCAGATAATAGCACTACAGGTTCAGCTAATGTGAATGTTATAGTGAAGTTTAATGAGCATTTCTATGTTGATCCTACAGGAGTTTAATAATGGCAATTAATAGATCGCAATTAGCGAAAGAACTAGAGCCAGGCTTAAATGCCTTGTTCGGCATGGAATATGCTAGGTATGAAGCAGAGCATACAGAAATCTTTGATACAGAGAGTTCTGATAGAGCGTTTGAAGAAGAAACTTTGATCGTTGGGTTCGGTAATGCTGAAGTAAAATCAGAAGGTAGTGGAGTCAGATTTGACAATGCTAACGAAGGTTATACTTCTCGTTACACTCACGAGACGGTTGCTTTGGCATTCGCACTAACAGAAGAAGCTGTTGAAGATAATCTGTATGATCGTCTTGGTGCTAGATACACTAAAGCACTAGCTAGATCTATGGCTAATACAAAGCAAATCAAAGCTGCTGCTGTATTGAACAATGCGTTCTCTACAACAGGCGGAGATGGCAAAGTATTAGTTGCTACAGATCACCCGCTAGGCGGAGGTGGTACTCTGGCCAATAGAGCAACTACTATGGCGGACCTTAATGAAACTTCTCTTGAAGATGCGTTAATTAGTATTTCTACATTTACTGATGATAGAGGTCTTAATATCGCATTAAGAGGAATGAAATTAATCGTTCCACCTCAATTGCAATTTGTTGCTGACAGACTGTTGAACACTCCTGGAAGAGTTTCAACTTCTGACAACGACATTAACGCAGTTAGGAATATGGGTATGTTGCCTGATGGCTATGTTGTTAATCACTATCTAACAGATACAGATGCTTTCTTCTTGAAAACAGACTGTCCTGATGGATTTAAGTATTTTGAAAGATCTCCAATGCAAACTGCATTAG